CCAATACAAATATCTTAGTCATCCTTATAGAAGTAGCATTTTCCAGTTTCACTTACCATCAATAATTTTACACCCATCTTTTTCTGTTGTTCACTTGGCATTCTTCGTATCTTATGTCCTGCATGAGTGCCTGTCTTTCTTATGCTCTCACTCTTAATATCTATTTTAATGATGTCTCCATCATCATTCATAGCAATCACGTCACACGGCCCAAGGCCACTGATGTTATTAAATACGTAGTAATTATTTTCGGTCAACCATAATATGGCTTTTGTGTGGTTTATAAAACCTTTCTTATGTTTCTTATCCAACTTCACCCCAAGATGCACCGACTTCACAATCTACCTTAGAGGGAACTTCTAATTGTATGCCTGATTGCATAATCTCTACAATTTTATTCTTTTGTTCCTCACTAGAGAAAGATATATCAAGTTCATCATGCACCTGTATTAGAGGCACTATTCCTTCCTTGTACACGTCTATCATTGCCTTCTTTGTTTGATCGGCAGCAGACCCTTGTATTAATTTATTTAAAGCTTTGTATGTGTAGGCACGTCTAATACGATTAGGACCATATTCTAATTCAGCCTCTTTCTTTGGTAGAGCTCTATGAAAACCCCAACTATTTGGTTCCCACTGATCAAACCTACATTTTCTCTGTAATATTGTCTTGATAAATCCTACTCGCCCTGCTCTTTGCTGTGTAAGTTCTGTTAGTTCTTTTACAAATGGCACAGTAGAATGATATTTTTCAAATATTTCTTCGGCATCTTGGCTTTGCAAACCTAATTCACTGCTTAGTTTACCCCTACCCATACCATACATCATGCCAAGATTAATAGTCTTTGCTTGTTTACGATCTATATTAGCCATTTCAGCCACCTTCTGATGAAAATCTATGTCTCCCTTGGTATAACCATCAACCAAAGTTTTAACCCCTCTGAGAGGCAAATTTCCGTGTTCTTGCTGGTTTTTACTTACAATAGAAGCATAGTGAACCAAAAGCCTTGGCTCCTGCTGTGAATAATCAAAACAACCCCACGTTTCTCCGTCTTCTGGTATAAATAATTGTCTGATTTTTGGACCTATTTCTTTATTTCTAGCTGGTATTTGTTGTAGATTTGGGTTCTGCATACTGCATCTACCAGTTATTGTGCCACCTGTTTCAGATCTTAATTGATTTGTATCAGCATGTATTCGTCCTCGGTGACAATGTTTTAAAATAGAATCTACAAACGTTGTTCTTGCTTTGTTAAATTCTCTTGCTTTTACTATGTCTTGTGCAAATTTATGTGGATGCGTTGATAGAAAATTTTTATCAAAGCTTGGTAGTCCTGTTGCTGTTTTGTTATATTTTATTTTAAGTTTATCAAAAGCTTTAGCAATCGACAGTGGAGATAATATTTCTAATTCAAATCCACATGTCTTATTTAAACTTTGTAAAATTTTCTTTTCTGAACTTTCAAAATCCTTTTTAATACGTTCTGCTTTTTCTATATCAATTCTAACTCCCCTCTTTTTCATTGCAAATAAAACAGGAAACAGCTCTGATTCTAAATTAAATATCGCCTGAACATTTTCTGATTCTACTTTTCTTTTTAAAGCTTGCCATAATTTTAAAGTAATAGCAGCATCTTGTTCTGCATAAGGTCCAACATACATGGCTGGTATTTTATGCATTTCACTTTTAGCATCCACGCCCCATTCTTTCGCAGCTTCATACAGTGCAGCTTCTGATTTTGTTTCACCTACATACTCTCTTGAAAGTTCACGAAGAGTATAATTAAATTTGTTTTCATTTACCAAAGGTGCAGCAACTAAAGTGTCTATTATTCTACCATGAACTTTTAAACCCATGGCATCCAACCACCCTACATCATACATGGCATTGTGAAATACTTTATCACAAGGGAGTTCTAATATTTCTTTTAACTGTCTCTTAAAAATATTTTCGTCAAAGTTACCACCACCTTCATGTGCAATAGGATAGTATCCTTGCCAACCATCCACGGCCAACGCTACACCAATAACTTTACCTTTTTTTATTGCCCAACCAGGACCTGTAGTTTTTATATTTGGATCATGCGTTTCTAAATCTATGGCTATTTCTTTTGCATCTGAAAGATTAGGAACAGTTTCAGGTGGCACCCACTCACTAGGTGGTTGAAAAAGAGAAGGTTGATTCACTTATCCCTCTTTTTTATTTCTCCTGCAATAGCAGCATAAGCAGCTAAGTCTACATAGCTGTCGTCTTTTTGTGCATGGATTAGTCTTGCCACTTTTACTAAAGCCATACACATCGCCACATCATGAGCAGTGATTTCCCTTTGTAGATAGATAGACCACAATGCAGCGATGTTCTTGTGATTTTTAAGTTTATCGCCATATTCTTCTTGACGATCTCCTTCAACCAATTCTTGTGCTTGTTTTAAAATATTACTACAGATCATTATAGCTCCTTAAATTGTCTGTTTGATTGTGATGAAATAATGTGTAAAGATTTTTTAGCTCTTGTGACACCAACATAAAAGACTCTCCTTTCGTCATTTATTTTGTTGGAAAGATTTGATTCTACTTTTGTAGGTAAGTCTGTTAGTAACATAACATTGTCTGCTTCGCCACCTTTAGATGCATGTATCGTAGAAATTTTTATATTTTTTGATTTATAAAAATTCTTATCTCTTCTCATAGCAGCATTTATGTAACGTTTTTGTGAGCTCGGTATTCTATCAAGAGCAAAGTTCCAATCAGTATTGACATCGACATTCAACCCATGATTCACGACCAACGATTCATAGTTATATTCAACGTCATCAGATGCATCTTTTAAATCTTTAAATCCTCTTTCTATGTTACCATTACCTGATATGTAATGATAAATATCTTTTACTGTTCCAAGTTGTATAGGAGTCCCTTCTTGTATTTTTTTCCAACCTTGTATGGCACTCATCATTTTATCAGAAACAGAAGATCTATTTTTATATTCATAAAAAAATCCTCTCATTTGCAAATCATCAATAACTTGTTCAGCTATATAATTTGTTCTTGCTAAAATTAACCATGACCCATCTTTAAAATCAATACTATTATTAAAACGTGAGCGATGATATTTTACAGCGCCTTCATCGTCTCTAGGACTCCAATCTTTTTCTACTCTGTCATCTATTTTTGTAATTAGTTTTTGTGCAACACTATGTATGCGCTTTGGTATTCGATATGATTTATTTAAAATTATTCTTTCACCTCCGATTAATCCTAATCTTTTTGTATCAGCGCCAGCCCAATCAAATATTGCTTGGTCATCATCGCCAGCTATGTATGCACGTTCACAGTTTCTAATAATAATTTCTACCATTTGCCACTGTATAAAACTCAAGTCTTGTGCTTCATCTATGATGGCCACATCTAATTTTGGAGAATCTTTTCTTTTGTTAAACTCTAGAATCATATCAGTAAAATCATACAAGGTATGTTTATCTTTATAGATTTCTAATCCCCTGGCTATGTAACTAAGTTTTTCAAATCCACCTTGTATGTGTTCTCTATTATTTAAAAACTCATGTGATAAGGAAACATTTTTAACTTTGGAAGAATCTATTAATCGTAAATAAGGATCTTGTGGTTGCTGAACACCAAGATCGCTAACTGTTTTACTAGGATTAACTAATTTAAACTGTAAATAGTTAGACACCTCAGCGTAATTTTTATCGCCCATCACATCCCGGTTATCTAAACCTAATGTTTTGTAAGCCATGCTGTGCAGAGTTCTAAAAAATTTTAAATCTTTTCTACTTAAATTAAATTTTTCCATCGCTCTTGTTATTGCTTCATCTGCAGCTTTGTTTGTAAAAGCAAAGTATCCTATTCTATCTGGTGGTGTTCCTTGTTGTAATTCTTTTTCAACGATGTTTAATAAATGTGTTGTCTTACCTGTGCCAGGTGGACCAAATATTATTTTAATCTTTTGACTGTGTTTGTCTTTTAGCAGCATCTTCATCCTGTATTAATAGTAAGTTAAGCTTTATCATCTTGATATCATTCATTAACATTCGTTTAGTTAATTTTAATTTTTTATTTTCTACTTTTGTCACGAGCTGTGAAGCTATGGCTAAAGTTTCTTTAATTAGTTTTTCCACTCATTACCTCCAAAATTACTTTTCCGATGTAGTAGGGGATTTGTGGGACGAGACTGTTTCCGAGACATTTAAGTCTGTCCACCCGCTTGGGTACCCCATAAGCCACTCTACCCACGTTGGGTTCAACTGCCCAGTTGTTTTCTCTCTGCCACCCTCTGATGTTGGCCACATCGCTACCGCTCTGTCTAGTGTTACTTGATAATGTTTTCCTGTCTTTGGATTGTATGCTCTCTCTCCTGGTTTCGCTGGTTGTCCATCCTTGGTTGTTAGTGTCTGTAGTGTTTTGCCCTTCCCTGCTGTCTGACTCGTTGGCGTTGGCCACATTAGACTTGGATGTGCTACTTGATCGTTCAAGCTGATTGGCATTTTCTTTTCGAGTTTCATTTTCATTCTCTTCTCGGAGCTCGGACCACGGCCCCCGTGAGCGTCCGGAGTTCGCCACAATCCAGACTCTTTCTCTTTGGTGGTTGGCGCCGATGCCCGAAGCTGAAATACTAAACGACCTAACGGCGTAGTCTTCACTTTCCAAGTCCGAGATAACGGTGTCGAGACCGAGTTTAATGTGTCCACTAACATTTTCTCCAATAACCCAAGTTGGCCTGCATTCTTTGACAAGTCTAAAATACTCTGGCCAGAGGTGTCTCGGATCATTTTCACCTTTTTTTCTACCTGCGACGGAGAAAGGTTGGCAAGGGTATCCTCCTGTAATGATATCGATGGAATCAATTCCATCTGCTTTGAGTCTTTCATAATTAAGTCCCTTTATATCCTCATATTGTTTAACACGTGGCCAGTGCTTTTGCAGCACTTGTCTTGAATAATTATCAATATCACAAAAAGCAACTGTCTCAAAACCACCAGTGGCTTCAAGTCCAAGACTGAAGCCACCGATACCACTAAATAAATCTAAGTGTTTAAGTTTATTTATCATCCCACCCAACAATGGATACATCTTTTAAGCAGCAGATATCCCCATTAGACATCACGGCTTCTCTTTTTTCATTATCTATGGACATAATTTGAAGTCTCACTGACTCATCCGATAACGATCCATCTTTGTTAGGAACATAACAGTTAATGTAGTCATTAACTCTAACCCAAAGTTTTATGCTCATACTTTTCATATTCACTCCTTTTAAAGAACATCTAAATTAATTTTTAGATATCCCATATTATCTTATATAAAAATAAAATCAACACATTTCTATTTTACCGCAGAATTCAGCCAAAATTTTAAAATGGTAACTCCTCTTCTTTTTGTAATTTATCTCCTCCTGGCAAAGGCAATTCATCATCTCTTCGTTTAAAGAAATCAGATTTCATTTCCCAAAGTCGTGTCTGTTTTTTCTCCACCGTTCTTCTTATAGGTTTTCCTCCAAGTTGAGATAACCTAGCAGCCACTCTTGTTGGATTAAAGCCTTTAAACTTTTGTTTTTCTAAATACGTAATAACAAATTCCATTTTAAAGTAAATGTTACCTTCTTCTTCAAAAGCTTTTCCATAATTTATTTCATCAATATTTTCTGCACGTCCTTGATCATTAACAAAAGCAAATAAGTGTTCATCAAATCTTCCGTGCATAGTCACGTCTTCACCCATTTCAATAACTTCTACATTGTCAGCTAACTCTTGTATTTTTCTTTTCCATTCTTGTCTCGGTATGTCATTCAAAACAATATTAGTTTGATCAAGACATGCGATTATAAATTCACCTTGATTGTATAATTGTTTTGTTGTTACAACCACCGTATTGCCATCAACATTTAAATACCAAATAGAATTTTCTGATTGGTATTTTTTTAGATCACTAAATCTGTGTTCGTAGTTTCCTCCAATACCAAACTCTCTTTTTCTACACTCAGGTGCATTACAAAAAGAACACATTGGTTGATCTTTGCATTTAAATTTATAGTCTGTCTTTGTGTGTTGCTTAATTGTTTTTTCTACCTGTGTGAATGATAAAGGTTTGTTCATGTATTTATTATTAAACTCACCAATTTTATCTCTCCATTCATCAGGCCATTTCTTTTTTGCGTACACAGCGTATTGAAATAAAACATTGTCTCTACCACCTTCAGCCACACCAGTTTCCATTAGTATCTCTAGACATGGTGGACCATCTTTCATGTCCGTTTGTTCTGACTGTATTTTTATTTTTTCAAATTCTTCTTTTGTAATTTTATTTTTTTCATACAACTCAAAAAATTCTTCTAACGTAGCCGCACTACCATCTTCTTTAAATGCGTAACGCATTGTATTGTTTGCATCATGATAAGGTAAATTTAAAAAAGAACCTGTATCTCCCCTCTGTGTGTTTAAGGCTATTTGTTTTGGAAAGATTTCACAATTGCCATAACCAAGTCCTGCGGCGATTTCCATTAATTTATCTCTAATATCCTCAGCTTTTATCGGATCAACTAAAAATAAAAACAGATGAGCTCCACCGCTTTTGGAACGGCACATCGTCATTTTTAATTTATATTTTTTTATTTTATTGAGTATCGCCTTGTAGTCTAAAGGATAAGTATCAATATCAATACAACCCCAAGAACAAGTGCTATCATCTCTAATGGGGACAATTCCCAAACTAGGTGTTTGACCCTCAAGATGATTTTGCCATAATGCATCTGATACAAGATCTCTTTTAGTATACGCATGACCACCCTGCTTTCCGTTTTTTATATCACCTGGTTTATATTGACCATAGGCTCTATCCAAACCACTAAATATATTTTTAAATTTTTCTACATCCATACGAGACAGCTAAAAAAAGGGGGCATATGCCCCCTAAATTTAAAATGGTGTTGCTTCGTCAGAGCTTTGTTGTGGATCAGACTTTACATCGTCTTGATCTGGCACTAGACTCTTAGCTACATCACGCATTTTTTCGGCAAAAGAAGATGCCTCTTGCAAATGAACATCTTGAATCATTTGGTCGACTTCAATCTTCCAAACAAACCATGAGTTTTTGTTCCTCCCCGTAATCTTTTCAGATTTAATATTATAGATGTGTGACCACATTGGAGGTGTAAAAAACTGACCTTTAGAATTAGTAATCTTCAGGTTTTTCATTTTACTATTCCAATTTCTACTTGGCGTAAGTTGTGAAGACTTCATAGACATGACCGCCTCACTCGTTGAACCATCATCAGCAACAATTAACACAAAGTAATTAGCTGTCTCTTCAATATAATTACCTGAGTTATCATTGCGGTAGAACTTTCTGTCGTCTTTATCTCTATAACATTCTTTTAGAACACTACTCGAGTCATGTATTGCAACAGGACCTTTTGCACCTTGATCTGGGTCTGACCATTCAACCCAATTTTTGTGATAGTGGCAAGGTATTGCAAGCAAACCTTGACTGCTAGGCCACCAATCACCTGTCACAGAATTTAAAATAACACCTGCTTTTAAAGCATCGTTTGTTTCTATTTCTGGTGACATGGCTTGTAAAAGTTTAAGCCTTGGAAGCTGCAGGTCATCTGCACCCATATTTTCGAAACCAGTTGCTACATTTTCAAATGATTTCATGACAGCAACTTGACTGCTACCATTCTTTTTTACTACCGATTTATTCATAGTTTCATTCTCCATATTTTCATATTATCATCGTTTAATATTTACCTTGTTAATTCGGAAAATACTAAATAGTTTTTCATCAAAGTTTACACCATCTTCCATCTTGCCTTTTAAATAAGCTTTCAATCTTTGATAATGTATCTTTGATGTTTCATTCGGAATTAATCCCGAATCCCTTGCCAGCTCTTTGAACTTTGCAGATGTTTCATCTTCACCCACTTTAAAGTCAACGCTAATTTTATTTTCTATGATGTCACCATCACCTTGTTCTCTAATCCAAGTAAAAGCTGCTTGTTCATTCTCTTTTGTAATGCCACATTTTATATCTTCTTTAGTTGTTAGTTTTTGTCCGTCCTTTAATTTTATTTCGGACAATCCTTTTGATGATAAAATGTCTGTTATACTGTCAGATAAAATTATTTCTTCTTCTTTTAATTGGCTAATCTTTTCTTCAAAAAGTTTTATGTTATCTCTAACATCACGTATCCTGGTAATCTCTGATCCTAACTCACCCAATGAGTCATCATCAATTTGATCAAAGGATTCAGATGCTTCGTCTTCAAATGCTTTTATTATATCACTCATATCTATCTCCCACAATTTTGTATTTTATATTTGCATTTTATCTTATAGTCAACTATAAATATAAAAAAATATGGGTCAGTTTAATTTTAAAACAAAACCCTACGAACATCAACTAAAAGCTCTAAAAAGTTCGTGGGATAAACAGTATTATGCATTCTTCATGGAGATGGGTACAGGAAAATCTAAGGTATTGATTGATGAAATAGCCGCACTTTACTTACGTGGTAAGATATCAAATGCTTTAATCATTGCACCAAAAGGTGTGTATCGTAACTGGGAAAGAAGTGAGATACCCACACATTTATCCGAAGATGTACCAAATAAAGTTGTAACTTGGCGAGCTCCAAGCAACATGACAAAAAAAGATAAAGAAAGTTTAAAAAATATTTTAGAACCAAATGGTAAACTACGTATTGTGTTGATGAATATTGAAGCGTTAAGTGGTGACACTGCTGTTAAATATGCTTCTAAATTTTTAAAGACAGGCAAGTCAATGGTGGCAATAGATGAAAGCACAACCATTAAAACACATACAGCTCGAAGAACTAAAAATGCTATGAAAATCAGTGAGTTAGCTACATACAGAAGGATTATGACGGGGTCTCCTGTCACTAAAAATCCATTAGATTTATACTCACAATTAAATTTTTTAAGCACAAAGATTTTAAATAAAAATTTTTATGCTTTTCAAGCACGATATGCTATTTTAGTTAATGTGAATTATGGACCACGGTCTACAAGAATAGTAACAGGTTATCAAAGAATACCAGAACTAAATAAAATTGTGGATCAACATTCTTACAGAGTATTGAAAGAGGAATGTTTGGATCTTCCAGATAAAATTTATACAAAGAGATATGTATCGTTAACACCAGAACAGCTTAAAGCCTATGAAGAAATGCGAAGGTTTAACATTACTGAGATGGATGGTAATACAATGTCAACTGTTTCTACATTAGCATCACTAATTAGACTGCATCAAATATGTTGTGGTCACATAACTTATGATGATGGCACAACAAAAGAAATAAAAAACAATCGCATGGAAGAGTTATTAGAAATTATTCAGGAGACAGATGGTAAAGTTATTATCTGGGCTAACTATAGATTTGATATTAAAAATATTCGTAACACACTTGCCAATAAGTTTGGTGAAGAATCTGTTACAACCTACTTTGGTGATACAAAAGATAAAGATCGCCAGGACATTGTTGAAAAGTTTCAGGACGTTGATTCCAAATTAAAATACTTTGTTGGTAATCCATCAACGGCTGGATATGGTTTGACTCTTACAGCAGCACATACTGTGATTTATTTTTCTAACACATATGATCTAGAAAAAAGAATGCAATCGGAGGATAGAGCTCATCGTATTGGTCAAACTAATAAGGTTACATACATCGACATTATTGCAGAAGGCACTGTCGATGAAAAAATTGTAAGAAGTCTTCGTGATAAAATTGATATCGCTAGCGCTGTCATGGGCGAAGAAATAAAAGAGTGGGTTGTAGAGCCCGCTAAAAAAAGAAAGGAAAAATAATGGACACAAGCAAGTACAAGTCAGTAGCCACAAAAATGGATACTTACAACAAAGCAAAAATAATTGCTAGTCACAGCCATCGTTCAATAGGTTCTGTGATCTCCATGTTGGTTGAGCAAGAGTGGAAGAAACAGAAACCACAAATTAAAAAAGAACTACAAAGGAGTTCAGCATGACGTTTACGACGCTACATATTTTATTAATGTTTATTACTTTTATTTTTGGTATCATCGTTGGACCATACATTCTTCGAACTAATATGACGATCAAAGATATAAAACGTTTAGAGCGTTTAATAAATTTTAGAAATGATTTGTCTCAATCAGAGAAAAGTAAAAGAATAAATTTCTTGAGAGAAGAGTGGTACAGAAAACAAAATCAGTGAGTAAGCTGTCATTGATGCAACGGCTCACGGATGAGTTTCTTAAAGTTAAAAGTAAAACCATGCGTGACCCACGGACCAAGGACGAGTTATTAACAAGGCACAAGTGTCATAGACTTGAAGATATTATAAGGAAGAGATATGGTAAACTATATTATCTAGCCATCTCCAATGTTGATAGTGTGATAATTGATGAGGAGGGAAAAGAATATGATTTGTCACAATTGCAAGGGAAACGGGTATGTTAAACTCCGATTCGAATGCGAGGAGTCGATTGACCAATGTAAAGTATGTAACTCGCAGGGCGAAATCCAGGAGGATGAATACTTTCACCAGTATTGGGACGACGGCGCAGGCTTACCTACCTTCTACTACGGTCCGCCGCTTGACGTCGAAGGAGATGAAGGCTTTAAAAACTACAAAATTTATCACAAGTAATCCTGCGATAAAGTTTGACGGAGAGCCTCCCTTTTAATATAATGCCGCCGAACAAAGGCTGCATATGAGTATTAAATTGCCTGATAGTCCTGTGAGTAGAATCTCCAGGTGTTTTAAATGTCATCATCTGTCTGTTGAGTTTTGGAATCCGAAGTATAACCGAAGCTACACAGTCGAAGAGTGGTTGACTATTTGTGAAGAAGGAAGAGATTCACTGCGCAAGATCCTCGGACCTATTGTAGAAGATCCTAAATGGTTCTTCGACTAGGATTTTTTCCCATCGATTCTTTTTAAATTGATATGCCTTCTGATCTCTTCTATTTTCTGTATATCCCCTGTGCTTTTTGTTTCTTGTATTCCAATTACTTGTCGATTTTCTAAGCCTTGTTTGTCCTGTTACTTGCCAATTAACAGCTCGTAAGCTACTGCCTGGTTCTGTTTCCAACGTGTAAGTGATTATCCGTTCACCACCCATGGCTCGCCATATCTTTTCACATCTAGCATAGAGATAAGAACAAGCGTTCTTTGGCGCAGGATCTTTGATACAGACCCGTAGAATCTCGAGCGTTCCCCCGTCATCCAAGAGCCTTGCCACAGGTCTGCCACAAACGGCAACACCGATCAGAGCTCCACGATCCACGATTCCTATGCTAAACTTGTGTCCTGTTACTTTTTTATTGTGTCTGTGGTGTTCGGTAATAAGTTCGTTAGCTGTTTTCAACGATACCGGAATAGTTCTAAATTTACTTTTTATTAATTTGTTCATCAATCATTCTGCCAAGAACAAACACCATGAATCCAATGAAAACTAGGGCTAAAAGTATTAGCCCTAGTAAAATATTCGTTAACATTCTATTTGACCAGATAAAGTCAAATACTTTGTTATCTGTTCCTCGATAAAGTTTCTTTCGCTCTTGTGTATGGCGTGATTTTCTGGAAATCTTTCACCTGTCACCAAGGACCACACTTTTATTTCTCCATCATCAACCATCCAACCAATTGGATAGTGTTTATTTCTATCTGTCATGATACCTCCTTGCCCAATGGATCATTTAAATATTTTTCTGAATCAAAGTCTTCTGACTTATCCAAGTTATCAAAGGTTTCTATGTAATCAACAGTTGTGCTGGTAACCTCCAGCACTTCTGATGTATCTGGGTCAACGGACATAGCAATGTCCGTCGCTTCTTCTTTATTGATTGCATTAACAATCCAAGTATCTTGCTTGATGTAGCGTTCAGTTACCTTGAAAGTTTTAAGATTTTCTTTTTCTTTTAATCTTTCAGCAAGTTCTTCTTGTTCTTTTTCTTGTTGGTCCAAGACCCACGAATCAAACTTACTCATGATCTCTCCTTTATTGAAACAGTTATATCAATGTCTCTAGTGGCATACTCGCCATTGACAGCTTCGTTGTATTCTTGAAGTAAATGAATCAGTCTTTTTATATCAATGTCGTTGCCCTTTATTGATCCTATTAACTGATTCTTTTTTTCTTTACCTTTAGACCAAGTGCTACCCCAATTTTCAATATTA